GTCCACCATACGCTTTCTTTTTCTTTATAGCGTTGTAGTGTTTGACCTTTAAGAGCCAATCCACTTCCTTCTCTACCAGTTCCTGTTGGATCTTCCATGTTAGTATAGTATATTCCAAGTTTTCTATTCTTGCTATTAAACACAACAAGACATGTTGCTCCAATTAGTTTGTGTGGAAGAATACTTGAAATTGCATATTTCTCATCGGAAATTTTATATTTTAGTTTTTCAGTAAGTTTTTCAGGTGACTTTCTGCTTATTTTTCTAGGCTTTCTATTTGCTTTACTTTCTGCAATAATAGCATCACATGCACTAATAATAGCAACCATAAAGTCGTATAGTTTTTTAATATCTCTTTTGTCGTAATGTGCATATGCTTCTTTTAGTTGTTTAGCATAATCTTTTTCTAGTTCTGAAAACTTAGAAGTATCAGGCGGATTTAGTAATTCGTTGTATTCTTTAATTGCTGTTTCGTAAAATCCAGTTATATTTCTAGCATGTGGTTGTTTACATTGTTGTTGACGCAACCTTTGTAGGGGTTTAATCGCCTTAAAATCTTTAATCTTTCTATCTGTAAAATCATCTAATGCTTGTTCAAAGTCTTGCACCATTACAGCACATTGTTCTCTAATACGTTCTTGTATAGTAGGTTTCCATACTTTATCTTCTTTCTTTTGTTCTTCTTCTTTTTCTTCTACAATGTTTTGTGCAACATCAAGTATTTCATTTAACCATTTATTGATGTATTCTGAATGAGGCTTTGGAGTTCCCATTGTACCTGGAAGACTTTCCCAGTATTCATTATACTTTTGATGTACATTTGGCATACCTTGTTTTGTTAGATTACAAAGACAACCTAATGTACTGTTAAATCTATTCTCAGGTGCTTTAGTAAGGACGCTATACTTGTCTTTCCATTCATCACTAGTCTTTACCCAATCTAATGTATATCTTTTAAAATCGCTATTCTTCTTTTCTAAACGATAATATTGAAATGCATGATCCTTGCATCTGCTAAAGTAGGCACCTTCCCACTCTGCACTATCCGTGAAATCAGGAACAGATGCACTCTTCGGTCTTTTAACAAGTTGTTTTCTTTTTGCCATCAGCATAAAACTCCAAATAAAGTATTGTTTAAATTATATATAGTCTTTTTAAAAAAAGCAAGAGGTTTTATGAGTCAATCTGCTCAATTGTGAGGATTTGTTACTATTTGTCGAAGTAAAACTTAGAACCCCATGAAGATTTAATCTTACTGAGGATTGATGCATTACAACCAATAACCTTCTGTGTTGAATTATTATCAATAATAGTATTGTATTTGATCCAAGTCCAGAACTGAACAAAGTCTGCGTCAGTTGTTCCAGGTTTCGCTACTACTTTATATCTATTAATAACAGGTATTTCAATAGTAAGTTTACCTTTGTTGGTTTGTAATTGTGCTTTCATTTTATGTTGATTTGCCTTCGTTAATCACAGGACCAAAGTTTGCACCTGGCATTACAATACATGCAAAATCTACAGCAGGCATTATAACAATTGAAACTGAAAAGGTTATTGGGTTGGCCCATATAACCATTGGTCCTCTAAGAAACTGTCCATTTGGTAAACTCCATGTAACTAATGCTTGTGCTGTCGGTATTTCACCGTGATCTCTCAATAGTTTTTCAACAACTGGAGCAGGTCCACAATCAACCAAAATAGGTAACTTCATTACACCCTGATTAGGTTCTTGTTGAGGGGGTGGTGTTTCCTGAGCAACTAATGGTTGTATCAGCATACCTCCGGAAAGCAATATTGCTCCGATGGTTAATGTTAAAGTTTTAAATAGATGTTTCATACTGTTATTTATGGCGGAAGGACTGGGATTCGAACCCAGGGAAGAGTTACCCCTTCGTCGGTTTAGTAAACCGGTGCTTTAAGCCGCTCAGCCATCCTTCCACAAGTTTAACTTATAGTAATCATCCACGGCTCTCCGTAGATCAAAACGTGTATACTGTTAACAACGAGTGCAACTCCTAATATTTCTAAGTAACCCATTACTTTTCTTCTTTCCTTATATTAACTTCTTGCTTGTGTACTACAAACTTTTCTACTTCAGACGGTTGTTTTACTAACCATCCACCTTCATTAACAATAAAGACATCACCAGGTCTGTATAACCAATGGTCTTTAGGTTTACCATCTTGAGTGAGACCCATTACTTCTCCAGGCCAGTCCCCGGCAACTCTAAAGTTCTTACCAAATTGTTCTACAGTAAAATCAAGCCACATCATAGATCAGTCTCGTTTATTTGTATACAAATTGCTTGAGTTGACAGATTAAAGTAACCGTCACCTTTACCTACTTGTTCACTTAACATATCTCTCATACGAAAACATTCGTCCATAGTTCCTGGTAAGTCAACAACTGTACTAAAGGCTACTCCTGCTTCTATCCATATATAAACTAGATACCACATTACATAGTTTCCTTGCTTGATTTTATCAAACCGTAAACCTCAATTAGGTTGCTGATTTGTGTAGCAAGGTGTGGCCATTTTTCTGTAAGTGTTTCTGCGAAACTATTACGTTCTTCAATTGACATTCTTGCAAATTGTTCAACTAGTGTATTAGTATCCATTTGTTTACTCCTTATTGTGTAAATTTAATATACTACAAAAAGTAATGTTTGTCAACCTCTTATAGATATTCAAGTTGTCCTGTAACTGTGTACATCTTTATAATAATTGATTCTACATCACTTTCAGTCAAGAAACCTTTCACTGTATCACCATTTTCTGTGATACCAGGCATTTCAACTTGACTATCACCTTTGAATACAGCAATCTCGTATAAGCCTTTGCGTCCGCCATAACTTACTTCATTCTGTATAATTGACAGTTCATATCCACCAAAGCGTACTTTGGCTTGTATGCCTTTAGGCATTAACGTTTCATTAAATTTTATATCATTAAAAGTCATTATCCTCTTCTCCTTTGTCTAAATCTTCTCTTAATTGTTTTAGTTGTTCGGAAGTCATACCAGTAACCTCGCCGATACTTTGTTGTAATTTTACTGCATCTGGATGATCTGAATACACACCACCTTTTTCAAAATCACGTTCGTCTAAGATAGGACCTTTGGTATCACTATCACGCATCATCATAATAAATTCTTCAAGTAAGCGATCTTTAATGAAAGTTTCTAAATTCATATCAGTATTGTTTTCTATCTCTATATCTAAATCACTAACAATAGGTGTATGTGCATCTGCCCACATCATTGGTATTCCGTCTTCACCATAATAGACTTCTACGATTTCATACCAAAACAAATCCGGAGATTCTTTCTGGTAGCGGCGCATTATTCTAAAGTTCCAAGTCATTTTGTTATCTCTCTAATTTTTAATTTATAATCGTACATCGAATTGTGTCCATTGAATTTTATAAGACAGTCTGTTATAGTATAGTTCTTCCATTGTACTGTTTGTCCTGATGGGTATGTAACTTCATATGTTCTTACTACGGTATCCATTTAGTTTGTCCTATATAGTTGCGTTGGTGCGGGCGGCGAGACTCGAACTCGCACGAACATACGTTCTCAAGATTTTAAGTCTTGTGTGTCTACCTATTCCACCACGCCCGCGGCTAACGCCTTTAATTAATCTGATTGTATTGCTCCCAAGGAAACGTCTTACTGTTTATATACTATACTATCGAACGATATAGATGTCAACTATTTTGTATATAAAAATATGTTTTTTTGAGCAATTTTTTTATGACAGGATGTCTTGTGTTAAAGTTCCATGCAGTTAGATATCCTACTAGGTTAGGTGAAAGTAAGTTTCCTAGTTTGTCACGAAGTTCAGTTGTACTGTTTGCTTTTCGTAACATATCTAATGCTTGTTCTTTGTCTGCGTGTCTTAGCAGTTCGCTTGAGATATTCTTTGCAAAGGCTTCTATCTCATCTTGATTACCTAAATACTTTTGTTCTCTATCAGTTGCACGAAAGCCTTTTTGTGTCGCAAAGTCTCTTTTACGATATTGATTACTATGAATCATTTCATGTTCAAGTGCATCAATAACTCTAAATTTAATTTCTTCTATGGTATCTGCTGAAAACTTTATACCATTTTTGTTTTTTGGGTTAAACAATAAATCAATTCTATAAGGATCTAATTCATCTTCATCGTCCCATGGATCATATGTCGCATTAAGATTCATATCATTAACATCAACGTTGTCAGTGTAGTCTACTGACACTTTTTCAACTCCTAGACCTGCTATTAGGCTTTTTAACTTCCTAGCAACATACTTAGGTTGAAGATTGTCTTTAGTAAGATAAGTTAGAAAAGGTTCTAATATCTTTGCTAGTTCTGATCTGTCTTGAGGTTGTTGTACTTCATATAAACGCATAATGCTATTTAATCTAATTTGTATTCAAAATTTTGAGATACGCCGTTTATATGTACTTGCTTTGCACCATTCTTAATATGAAAATGTGTTGCCATAGGTGTTAGTGGCGACAGTGTTACTAGTCTACTAAACTTGTTTGCAATAGTCCATTCTCTTAATTTTGTAATTATTTCTCTACCTGCTCCACGTTTGCGTGACCAAACAGTGTATGCAATAACAATCTCGCCTCGTTGGTCCTCTTGGTTAGCCGCTTGTGACATATAATCCATTTCTCTAACTGTAAATGGAACCTCAGGGCATAGTGCTATACAAACGATTGCTTCGATCTCATCGTTGTATTTTAATCCAAATATTTTACGTCCTTTTGTAATTCTAAAACCTAGTGTAAGTTCCGGTCTAACAGGATCCTCACTTACATCAATGTCGTCTAGTTCAACTAGTTCAGTACCTTTTACCCACTTAAAAAAGTCTTCAACACTGTCTTTAATTTTTAACATTAATAGTATCTTCCTTTTTCGTTATTGACCATGCACCATGATCAAGTTCTTCCCATAATAGAGTGTCACCATCATCCCAACCCATTTGATTAAGACTTTCAGGTGGCAGATCTAAAAAGAGTTCTTTTGTTTTTCCATTTTCTCTTACTTGTACGATCCAACTGTTCGGACCTGTTTTCTTAGGATAAGACATCCTGATCTCCCTATAATATTTCGTCTGCTATTCCCATGTCAATCATTTGTTTAGCAGTGTAGTATTGGTCCGAAGGATTTTTAATAAACTTTGTACGAACCTCTTGCATTGACATGCCTGTTGCTTCTTTCAATATATTTAAGCATCTAATTTCACAGTTTTGATTTTCTTTCATCTGTGCCCTCATGTCATGCATTTTAGAATTCATCTCATCACTGTGTTGATGATTCATACTACCTGCATTTTTACCAATATATCGTTCACCTTCTTTACCACTTGCAAAAATTAAAAAGCCTGCACTCATAACAGCACCAATACCAACAGTAGATATATTATGGTAACTGTATTTCATTACATCAATAAGTGCAAAGGCTTCGTATAAATCTCCACCATATGTATTAATGTATAGTTCTAAAGTGCGTTTGGGTTTTTTCTGTAAGTTTGCCGACAGTATCCATTTAATACAATCGCCAACATTATCTGTAGTAATTTCTCCGTGTAGATAATATACGTCATTATCCAGAAGACTTTTGTCAATTGTTTCACTAAATGTTAAATTATCATATTTAGAAGGCATAATAGTAATATACGTATATTTAGTTTAAAAGTCAACATCTTTATTGTCCAAGTACGGCCCCCATCCCGCCTACTCAGTGATCTGGCTCATTATGAACACGGAGTACCTACCAAACTACGCTCACGGATCCCCAGATCTTTCCTTATATGTAGCATATGCTACGAATTGGCCTGCCCGGCAGGACTCGAACCTGCGACCTACTGTTTAGAAGACAGTTGTTCTAATCCAACTGAACTACGGGCAGTAACTTCAATTATACTCCCTATAGTTCTTGATAGCCCATTTTTCAACAACAGGTAAACCAAATTCATCTTCGTCTACTGCAATATAAGCCACAGTCTTTTTAACTGTACCATAACGGTATCCTTGACCAACTACATCGCCTACCCAGATCTTGTGTGGGAAGTCGCACCATGTATCGCGATCATTTAGTGAAAATTCAAAATGGTTGCCCACTTCCTTTTCAACAAATGCTCCAATTGGGTCTTTAGTGTGAGTCCAGTAAGCCATGTAGGCCTCCTATTGCTGTTTTCTAACTATGTACTTATAATAACACCACCCTATATAGAAGTCAACCACTAATTGCAATTATGTACTAATATTTTTCCAATTAAGCGATAAATATCTACATCGAAGCGAGGATGTGTACATGGATTTTTTAGCGTTTGTTGGCGAAGTTGGTTTCCCTATTGCAGGAGCAATAGCCGCGGGATCTTTTGTCTTCTTAACGTTAAAATTTATCCTAGCATCAGTAACAGGGTCAGTACAAGGTATCAAAGGTATTATTGGTGCATTAGATAATCGTGTTCAAACTATGAACAACGACCTTGTTAAAATAGATGCATTATTAAGTTATGTATTAAGTATTAGACCAAACGTTGATCGTATTGCGGCCAACGAAGGAAAAGAGGACGCTCGACGTGATTAAGAATTTAAAAGACTTAATAATAGTTGTACTAGTAATTGGTGTGTTATCATTACTAGGAGTTATTATTATAGGCGACTACTATGTTGCACTACAAGAAAATAGACCAGTAGACGAAAGTGTTATCACATTAATGAAAATGGCACTTACAGGATTGATTGGTATCATCGCTGGATACATTGGAAGCAAATAATGACTAACGAATTAGCAACTGCAATTAAAGACTTTGGGTTTCCGATTGTTGCCGCTATGGGGTTAGGTTATTTTGTTTATTATGTATGGAAGTGGGTAACCACTGAAATTAAACCTGTGTTAGGTGAAGCACAATCTACACTTATAAAATTAGTCGATCGTGTTAGAATGTTAGATAATGATATGATTAGACTGAACACAAAACTATCAATGGTGTTAGAATACAAAGATGAGATAGAACAAGCCTCTGGGCAAAAATTAGACATAGACGATATTCTAACTAGAAACAAAAGTTTTTCTGAAGGATTTGATAGTACAGGGAAAAAATAAATGTCTGAAGAACAAAGAAACTATTTTGCTTTGACTAAGTATGTACTGATAGGATTAATATTCAGTATTGCAGTTGGAGTTGTAGTTTCTCATATATGTTATTAACATTTTTATTTTTACTTTTTGCTAAACACGCAATTTGTGATCTAGCAATTCAACGACTATTACAGTCAAACAAAGAAAAGTATTTTAATCAACAAGCACATATTCACTACTTACATCACGGCTTAGGCAGTTTGTTTGCAGGACTTGTTATTGATATTAAGTTCGCTTTTGTAATTTTTGTTTTAGACTATCTAATTCACTGGCACGTTGATTATTGTAAGACTCTTGTTCGTAAGTATTATGATCTGAAGGAAAAGGATTTGCAGTTTTGGGTATTGCAGTCTGCGGACCAGATGCTACACTACTTGACGTATATCCTATTTGCTGTTTTAGTTCTGCAATTCTACGCTTAATTTGTATTACACGATATTCTATATCACTTACCTGTTGCAATAAAAACTCCATTCCAATCTTTTGGTAAGTCTTGTGTTTGCTGGAATTCACAACGTTCAATCCACATCTTATAATATCCTTCCATCTTACCATCAAAGTGTCGCATTAAATTATTGCAAAGTTTAATTGCTTCTTTAAAGTTTTGGTTTCTATATTCGTTATGCATACGAACATGCATCTCTTGACTTTTTGTTATTGCATGTGTAACTTCAATATTTAATACTGTGTATATTGCAAGTCCAACACTTTTACCTTTGACTTGTAGATCATCTACTTTGAGATAGAAGAAGTCGTCTTTTGTTGCTTTATATGTTGCTTCTCCAACAAGTAGTAGACATCCGTACTCTTTACATTTACTTTCAATACGAGCGGCTGTACTGACTGAGTCTCCGAGGACATCGTAACTGTGTCTTTGTGTACTGCCCATTTCGCCAAGATAACCAAGGCCAGTATTAATGCCGGCACCCATACCAACAGGTGGCCTGCCTTCGCTAGTAATTTTTTCATTAAACTTCTCCACTGCGGTTAACATTTTTAATCCTGTTTGGATTGCACTCTTAGGATGATGCGGATCGTCTAGTGGTGCACCGTGAATGTGCATACTTGCATCACCAATATATTTAATAACCATACCATCTGCATCTAGTATAGGTTGCGTAATTGCATCCATATAACTATTCATAATTTTAGTTAGGCCTTTTACATCATCTCCAAAACTTTCACCTAATGGTGTAAATCCTCTTAGATCGGAGAAGCAAATTGAAACTTCTTTTTTCATACCATCTTTAATCAGTGCAGGGTTCTCTTGTAGCATACGTACTACTGTAGGTGACGCATATCCTGCGAACTGTTTCTTGATTGCTTGTTTCTCAAAAAACTCAACTACAAATCGATTAAACGTTGCATGAAACCCTGTAATAACAGTTACAAGTACAAACCAACTCCAATCCCACAGCATTAAATGCTTCGTAAACGCAATATAAGCACCGTACACTGGCGTTATAGAAGTAACGAGTATCATTGCCCCAACGGCCCAGTAAGGAGCACGTACGGCTACTAATATTAACAGTAAGCCACCTACGATTGTTGCTATCCATTCTACAAAGGTAGCATAATCAAAACGTACAATAGTGTCTCCATTTATAATAGTTTGGAGGCTAGTAGCAATAGGCATATGTCCAAATTGTTCTCCACGTGGAGTGGCTATTACATTGGCTAACCCTTCTGCTGTAATTCCTACAATTACTGTTTTGCCTGCTAACATACTATAGTCATCTTGTGAAGCACTAACAGTTTCAAATTCTTTATTATAACGTAACCATATTCTACCATATTGATCAGTTTTAATTGTTGCATATTTTGGAACACGCATTGCAGTGATTCCACCTTGTTGTGTTTTAACTTGATAACTTGGATCACCAACAGCAACACGAATAGTTTCCATAGCAACACTAGGATATGTTTCGTCACCAACTCTCATTATAAGAGGCACACGTCTTACAACACCATCTATTTCTGGTACAGTTGATATTACTCCAACACCGTCTGCATTTAATCCTAATAATTCAATTGGACCTAACATACCCGGCCATTCAAATAACCAAGGCATAGGATCGCCTATTTTAGCAACACCTCTTGGTACTGCGTTTTTATTAACACCTTGTGTTGTTCCTGTTTGAGCAATAACTACTCCATTACCTGCTAATGCTTCAGCAAGTTCTATATCTCCGCCTAGTCTATCTTCTTCAGAAAATAGTATAGGCATTACAATAATGCCAGCACCGTTTTCACGTAACTTCCAAATTATATCTGCAAGTGTTTTTCTGTTCCACGGCCACTGTCCGTATTTCTCAATTGACTTTTCGTCTATTTCTAAAATAGCAACATCTTGTGATACAGTAGGAATATCATACTGTTGTATAATATCAAAACTTTTTAATCGTAGTGTTTCTTTAACATAAGGATCAGAAAATCCTATAAAAGAAAGTACTGCTAACGTAACTAAAGCAGTTGCCCAATGTGTGATATATTTCATATTTGTATTTATTTGCGTTTAAGTTAGTGGTCGTAAATGTAGGGACCGTCTTGTACTTTTACAGGCTTACAATAAGCAGTTACTCTGTGTTCTTTAGGTACTAGATAAGAGTATGAATAGTTTCCGTATTGTCTTGGTATGCGTTTAGCATAGTATTGACATACATCTATACTTCTAAAGTACATAGGAGATGGTTGCTGTACATCTGCTATTAACACAATTAACATAAAGGCATGTATCAACGTACTAATTTCCTATCAATACTTGGGCGTCTAATTACTGGCTTCTTAGATACTTCTTCTTTTATAGTTGGTTCTTTTGGTTTCTTTGCTTCTGCTCTAAGTTTAATTACTTCTCTTTGCTCAAGTTGTGCTTTGAACATTTCTCTTACTTGGGGAGCATTATTAGTTGCACTTAAAAATTGTAATATACCACTCCAACTATTGCCTTTAAACACAATATACCCGTCTTTGTATAATATGCTTTTGTTGTCTAAATTTCTAAACAAAAAGTTGTCATACTGATAATCCAACTACATCATTCCTTTTGCCTTTGCTATAAAATAAATTATACTACCTATCATTATAAACGTTAATCCTAGTAATGCTGTAATTGCAATACCATTAATCATTGCCTGTCGTGCTTCTGCTTGTTTATAAACTTCACGTTCACGCTGGGCTCTAATTTTACGTTGCATATCTTTTAGTTCATCCCATGTACCAAAACCAAAACGCATGTTTAGCATTTGTTGAAGTTCTTTTTCCATCTCCATGATTCTTTTTTCATGTATTAATAGATTAAGTGCTTCTTCTTCAACTGACCCTGCGGCTAGTAGTTTTTTAAAGATGGGTGGTTTCTTTTGTAGTTGTTGGCCTTTACGGAAATCGGATACTGAGGTATACCACTTGCCCATTTGGCCCATTACATTTTCAAAGTCTTGACCTGCACTAACAAACTTCTTAACAGTTTGAAAGGCAGTAGTTGCCGCCGCGACGGCGGTGAATGGATCTATCAACTCGCTCTCCCTTGCTCACTACTATTTATTTGTTTATGATATATTGCACCAATACTGTTCCGCACCAGGCTGAAGTGATTCACACCCTCGTATTAATAATTCTAACATCACAGGAAGATCTTTTGCTATACCTGTTATCATAGCAAGAAAAATAAACAAGAAAAATAATATAATAGGACTTAATAAAATTAACCACCAATAGGTTCTAAGTATTCCGTGTCCGTGTTCAAGTCTGTATTCTCTTTTACGAGCAAACCATCGTACTACTATTTTGATTATTGATTTGATTCCGCCAACAAACCAATCGCCTATAAAGTGTCTAATGATTCTAACAACAATAAGTATGGGACTTGAAACTACTTCCCATATTAAAAGCAATGCGTCAACACAAAGATCAACTACATGATCTATGGTCCACCATTCTTTAAAACGTTGCCATCTACTCTTGTTCATAACGTATTTATTATTGTTGAACTACAGTAGTTGTACCACAACCATTTGCGTTTAAGCAAGTTTGACTTAATGAATAAGTTTGATTAGATGACCCTTGTTGTGTAAGGTCAAGCGTTGCACTGAAACCTGACATAGATACTGAAGTATTGTGCTGTCCACTTCCATCTTGTGTAATGTCAACAGTTTGATCACTGCCAACAGCAATTTCTACATAGTGCGAACCTGCACCTTGTTGATATAAGTCTATATCATTGTCGTCACCTTGTACACTTAGAAATGCTTTTTTATCTCCGTCATTGAGTTGACTTGCTAAAACATTGTTGTTGTCACCATCTAAATCTAATGCAAAGAAGTGTCCATTAGTTCCTACACCGTTGTTATGATTTTGTGTAACGCTTAATACATTAGTGTCACCATTAATATCAAACTCAACTCTATTATCATCTGCGCCTGATGTACTACCTTGATCAACAGTTGTTGTATTAGAGTTTCCTGTAATATCAAACAACATAACATTGTTGTTACCTTTTTGTTTTAGTGTAGTAGTGTTGTTATTTCCTGTAATATCTGCATCAACTAAACTGTTTGTTGTACTACCAACACCTGCTATTAAGTTATCATTGCCGTCTTGTACGATAGTAAGTTTATTACTGTTGCCTACTTGCTGAATGTATATGCCGTTGCCACTGTGTGTTACTGCTCTTGATGTTGTAATCTGTGTAGTCTGTGCATTGCTTATACTTGATGTGTATGATGTTGTAGCGGTCAATCCTGCTTCTTGCATTGCACGAGTTAGGAAGTCCACCATATTATTACTATATTGATGTGTTGATAGTAACTGTCCATAACCAAATGAAACTGTGATTGATCCACCATTACTACCATAATCCCAATTATACCAAGTGTTCCAAGTACTGCTTGAACTGTTTTTGGCCATTGCTGTACCGCCACTTGCGGTAAACACTTTGTCTGGTCCTGGCAATGTGTTTTCACTTGATGTGCTTGAAGCATAATCTCCTACTGCAACTGAACCATAACAGGTATTACATCCACCTGCTATTGACATACTTCCTACACTTAATTTACTTTCAACCAACGATTCAATGTTACCTATTCTATTGGTTGCTCCGTTAGGTGCAATAATAACTAAATGGCCACCATTGCCTATCCAACTTTCATAGTTTGTTTTACACGAACTACCACAGTTTGAAGTTCCTGCTATATCAATCACAAGTTCTTTGCCTGATAGATCACTTGAACTTACTGTGCCACTTGTACTTCCTGTAACAGTAAATCCTAAATCTTCAAGTTCGCTTTTTATATGATTGTATTGTGAACTTGTGTTTGTTCCACCTGTACTATAATATATAAATGCATCATTTGCAAATGCTTGTATAGGCAATACTAATAATAAAAATAATATACTACTGTACTTGAATAATGTCAATTTCATTTTGCCCATCTCCAAGTTGATAATCTCTGTATTCAAAATCATTTTGTTGCATATTAATATTATAACCATACTGTTGATCTAAACGTAATTCATAAAAGTTTCCTAATCCATCATCACGTCTTAATACCCAGTCAGGTGCTTGGTTATATAATTCTATTCCTGTTTCAGGATCTTTACCTAATTGTATACCTTGTACTCTCGAGTCTAATGCTCCACGCATCAATCTTGCTAACTGTTGATTAATTAAATCTAATACGTTTGCAAGAAAGTTTTGTTCTAAAAAATCTATGTCTAAATCAGTCATCCAGATATCTTTAGTTTGTACAGCAAGATAGTCTGAATTAAGTTCGTCAAATTCTAAAAAGTCAAATCCTAAAAAGTCTGCAAGTTTTTCTGCTCTTATTCTTTCTTCTTCGTCTGATATTTCTACAGGCTTACGAATGATTAATAAGTTTCCAATTAAATTTTCGTCAATGTCTAACATTAAAGGTTTGAGAGGATTATTCTTTGCTGTTTCAACTACTGTTGCCTGAAATGCTTGATTAAGAATTACAGTACCAACATCAGAACTTACTTCAATTTCTCCTACAACACAGACTGCTGTTTTTCCATTACCGGAGCAACTAGGTAATAATATAATTGTTGAACTACCTGTTTCATCTACAGTCATCGAAAAGTCTGTACCACGTACACCAATTACTGCTGTCGGAGTTTTGATCTTTACATTCTGTCTAGAGTTCTTAGCAATTTGTCCAGATGCGTACCTAACTGTTCCAAATGACGCTTTTAGAGAAAGACTTCCAGTTGAAGTGTTTGGATCGTATACAAATTCATCAATAACTAGTTTACTGTTTTGTGTAACATCTACTCTTGTTTCATCTAAAAACTGAATTGCTGTTTTACCTTTTTTTGTTCTAATAGTGTCGTAACTTTCAACTCCAGAACCTTCTTCACTAACAATCTTATCGCCAGCCTTTCTTTCGATGGTCGTGGCTCCTACTTGCTCGATTACTTCGCCAATGCTGGCAAACGCACTCGAGGTCATAGCCGTGAACAATAGTATAGTTGTTACGAACAGTCTATGCACAGGATTAGTCGTCCTGCGTTATGTCGATTTCAGCACCGTCACCACTAGTGGTTAAACTGATTATATTATCATACAATCCACTTTGTGTAATGTTGATAAGTCCGCCATCTCCTGTATGACTATGTGTTAAAGTGTGTCCGTTAGTATCGCCGTCATCATTAATGTCAATCACTGCTGTATTACCTGCACTACCTTGACTATTTGAAATGTCGATATCTGCTATTGCACTTTTACCGTCTACTGTTAGTGTAACTGTTTCTGATGCACCACTTGTGATATCTATTGTACCAGTGAAGTTTTCTGCGTCTGCCGCTTCACCTACACTTACATTAATATCTGCACTTGAACCTGTTATGTCAATACTCAAACTTACAGTATCACAGTTTCCTGCTCCTGCACTATCACAGAGTAATGCTACATCATTACTGTTACCAGTAAGATCAATATTACCTGTGTAAGTTACACCTTTAACTATTGCTGATACAACGTTAGCACCACCAATTTGGTCAATGTTAAACGTCATAGCGTTACCAGCAAGAGTCACACCAGTTTGTGCTGTACCGATTACGTTGTTTTGTCCGTCTTGTGATATATCTAAATCTAAGTTGTTACCTGACTGTTGAATGTATATGTCATTCGCAAATCCAGACCCAACTGAGAAAAAGAATAATACAAAACCCATCATTATATATTTTACTTTATTTTGCATTCTCGCTCCTTGTTCTTTTAATGAAGATGGTGTCCTTCTGAAGTTATTTCTTTTCCTTTATACTTCCAAAGTTCGCCTTCTTCGCCTTTCTTTACTATTTCCCCTACACATGCCTCTATTGCGGCTCTAACTGCGTAGTTGGTTGGTTCATTGACCGCGGAACCCGTTTCTAATTCTAACGCTTTCGTTCCAAGATCTAAAAACCTAAATACATCTGCTCCAGACTTGTGACTTGCTATTGTTTTCTCACAGGCTACAGTAAGTAATACTTCACCTGTTTGAACACTTACAATTCGCATTGCCACTGTTACTTGATCAGTTCGATAACTTGTGTTAGCGCCGATACCAAAATATCTTGCTCCAACTCCGCCACTAGTTGTATTTGAATCATAGCCTACTACGCCACCTTCTAATAACAACCCTGCAAATAACATAGGTTTTAACTTAACTGCCTCTTTGCCTTCAAATACTTCCCTTGTTGATCTTATCAATTGCCTTTCTTTAACCAAATTATCTAAGCCTACACGTTCTACAACGGTAAACCAAGAACCTCCTCCTACCTTCTGAAGTGCGTTAATAACCCAAACTTCAGACCCTTGCGTTACCGCACTAGACAACTGACTAAATGAGTCACTTGGTTTTCGTTGTCCAGTTTTGTCCTGAAAACTATAAACCGCTATAGTAATTTTAGGACCATCAAGTTTTGGCATTGCAACTAAAGTATCCTGTATGGGAGAGCGTGCCTCGGTTGGACTGCTCCAGTTTACTTTTGCTGTTTGTGTAGCACACCCGTTTAAAAACGTCATTGCCAAAAACCCAATTATTAAAAATCTTATACCTCTCATATTTTAGAATCCAAATCCGCTCAATGGAACAACAATCTCTGTAGTGCTACCGTCCGCTTCTGTAATTAGAAGTGTAATAGTATCAGACGTTGTATCCTTTACCCAGTAAATCGTAGCACCCTCAATAGTTGCAGTTCCAGAACTGTCTCCGTCATCAGTAAACATATTGTCAACTAACTGTTTAGACAGTTGAGCATAGATTCGAGATTCTATGTTGTTTAAAAACTTTGCTAAGGTAGTGCTATCCGCTTCACGTTTGGCTTTAGCCGCATCGGCCGCCGCTTTTTCTTCTGCTTCTTTCTTTCGAGTAAACTGTAACTGTTCAATTGACAGTACATGATTACTGTATCCTGATCCACTAAAAGATGGATTTTTAAAAGTGAATACTTGTTCGCTCGCTCCAGCCGTACCAATAAGACAGACGAACAATGTAGTCGTGATAATTTTTTTCATTTTCTGCTCTCCCATTGATATTTACCGTGATCTTTAACATTTGTTAAATACTCATAGTAAAGTAATTACAGTATTATTTACTGTAAAATATTTTACGATTAACCAGGAGTATTTAACCAATGACAGCACAATCAGAGTCTGAACAGCAACTACAATCTAGAAAAGAGCAAGATGCTTTATATGAGATTTTTAGTGTAATATGGCCCCACGATCCTGATCCTGTAAAATGTGATCTTAACGACGAATTAAGTAGTTTAGAAAAGGTACTAGTTCAAGACGCAATGCAAAGTGTTAATAATAACAAAACCAAAGCGGCTAGGTTACTTAATATTAGCAGAGAAAATTTAATATATAAACTTAAGAAGATTGCAGAATAGCATTTGTAGCATCTACTAATTCTTGTGTAGAAAACTTAAACTTATCTTTTTCAGGTAATAGTGCTGGTGTTAGAGCATGTTCTCGATCAAGATATTTGTATTCCATTTTAACGGGGTTGTAGTACTCTTCAACCCACTCAAACACTGTACGTGGATCAAATGCTCCACAAGTATAAACATCTAATTGTATTAATGCAGGATCTGTTTCATCCCAACTGTGTAGTACAATATGACTAGTTTCTATTATTGCGGCAACTGTTAATCCTCTGTTACCTTTCATCTCTACATACTTGGCAAAAGGACCCATAAGCACTTTCATGCCTATGCGGTCAATCAGAGTTTGTATTTGATTACTTGCTGTGTTTTCGTTTGTGGGCGGATTAAGTACTTCCGCTCTTATTATCACATGCTTATGCACGAGTGGTTTCACTCGACTACTTATATCTGTTAGTTGGCTTTAGGAGAAGGATTGGTAAGGATCAATATCCAAATACTTGCCCCATTCACTATAGTAATGGCGCATACCAACTTCATCGTGTATGGTTCCATTCTCATGTCTGCCATGCAATATGTTACGTGCTTCTGTGCCTTCACGCATTGTTGTTCCTTGTCCTGCTACTCCAATTAGGTCTTCATGTAGGTTACGCCCAAACGGTCCCCATATGCTGTTGTGATGGTTGATGCGTGTGCGTCTTTCTTCTGCTGTGTCTTTGCGTAGTCCATAACCTCTAAATTCTATAAGAACTTTATTACAACCTATTGGAGTAACACTGTCACTTCTATATGCACTACCACGCAAGTTAAAATTAAAGCCTGGGAATAGGTCGACCATGTACCACTGGTTGGGTGGTAGATTAGGAAAGGATAGTTGGCCTCTATCTTCAAAGCCTTCATACTCTTCGTAGTTGACAGTGAATGAACTTACATTTACATGTCCGTTGTCAAAAGGTATATTTTTACGTGCAAAGTATTCATCGTTAAATCCACTTACTCTATTAAAGTAGTGCATGAAGTCATGATAGAATTCACTGTTAGTATCATGCCACAGTTTGTAGTTTGTATCTATAACTGCTTTGTGGTAATGGAACACTTCCATTTCTTCTGTGTCAATAGCATCACTAATACAATCAAATGCTCCTGCTGTCCATTGTTCTACACTCTGTAAGGGATTAGGATCAAGTGTTACCCATACCATACCTCCGTGCTTTACTTCACAATGTAGTTGTGGTTCAACAGTTACAATAGGTGCTCCTAGCGTACCACTAGGTGCCCAACTGCCATAGTTACGATATGCTCGAACACCATTGCCTGTGTTGTATGCAATAACATTAACTCCTGCTATCTGAGTTGTTCTATAGTCTAGTTCGTTATACATTTCAGATATATGACACATAGGCACCCATACCTTTGAAAAGATACGTTCTTGCTCTTGTACAAATATTTCTGGATCGTTATATGCTGAACTGCTAATTGATTCTACGTTTGGTTGTGCTAACCAATTCTTATGATTACGTGGTGGCATGACTTCTCCTTATGCTATATTTAAATTATTATAGCACAGAAAAAATATAAAATCTAATAGTGTATATCTATTAGGTAATAGTTGGCTCTAGGGGAAGGATTCGAACCTCCAAGACTTTCGTCACACGAGAAACAATCGTGCGTGTTTACCTATTTCACCACCCTAGATTATAACTTATATCTTATTGATATTTTCTAGTGCAGGGATCATACGTGTTACACCTATGCCTCCGCCCACTCTTTGGAAGAAGTCAAACTCTAAAAACTTTTCAAGTTCTGCTTCTACACGTTCTTTGCCAAACAGTTCAAACAATAGTTTTGAGTATGCTCCGTCTGTAATACTGTGGAATGTATCACGCATCATATCAACATCACACGAACGTTCTGCTGATCCAATAGTTTCCATGCCACCTAATATAACATCGATCTTTTTAGCAGTTTTGCCATCAGCATTTCTACTCATATTCCAAAATGGACTTGTTAGTTCTGGAAAGTCTGTAATCATTGTTGTACCAAACTCCTTGTGCATTTTAGTTTCTTCATCAGCAGTCATTTCGTAATCTTCTGCAAGTTCGTAATGCTTTTGCCATTCAGCATAAGTTTTTTCAGTAGGCTTTTTGAATTCTAAGTATTCACATAGTTCATACTCCATCTTTTTAAGATCATCTATGTCACCTGGCATTTCAAATTCAAACATTGGAAATATTATATCATGTCTACCTGGGATTGCATTTGGTTCCTGTCTATAGGAAGTGGAGACACAAAAAAACCCCTTACTATCGGGGCTACTTAATAATTCATGTTCGAGCCACATCTGGCCTGTTTGCGGTAGTGGCCAAGTCTTGCCTGCGTATTGATATGTTGCTACATTGAATGGATCTTCACATGCGGCAAGTATGCTGAGTCTGTTTTGGGTGTGGACTTCTAAAAATCCTTTATCCAAAAAAAATGACCTTAAAAGGCCAATTGTGTTTGTAAATTTTTGTGGGGATATTAACTGCGTCATCTTTTTTTCCTTTTTTCGAGTTGCGACCTAAAAAAAATTTGCTCAAAAAAAAATTGAGCCTATTTGCTTTGTCCATCTATTTATCACATAGTTGATTAATAGTAGGGATTGTTGAAGTTAGGATCGTCCATGCCTTCTACAGCATTTACTTCAGGTACATAATGTTTAAGCATATTCTCAACACCCATTTTTAGCGTAATAGTGCTACTTGCACATCCGCTACAACTACCTTGAAGTAACACAGAAACTTTACCTGACTCTACATCAAAGTCTTCTAACTTAATATAGCCTCCGTGTTGTTCAACTGCTGGTTGAACATATTGATCAATAATATACTCAATATTTTTTATGATTTCTTCTTTTGTACGATCTTCCATACACATATTTAGTTGGTAGTCCCTAGGAGAATCGAACTCCTCTTTGCGAGATGAAAACCCGCTGTCCTAACCGATAGACGAAGGGACCTTAATTTTTAATTATTAACAGTATAGCACCAAAGCACTATACTGTCAACCTTTCCTAACCTCATCAATGTGTATAGGTGTAAAATTAATTTGTTCTACACAAACACACTTGTAAGGACCATCTGGACTAGGATTGCTATGTATATGTCCATGAGCATTTATTCCAGGTCCGTTATCACCCCATCTATGTCTTTCTTCAAGAGTACTTGCATGTAATGGAGTGTGAGTACAAATAACACCAGGTAACTCAATCCACAACTGTATGTCCTTAAAGAACGGAGCAACATGTTTTACGTTATCGTGGTTTCCAAGAACAAGTCTTTTCTTACCAGGTAACTTTGCAAAGTTTGCTTCTAACCATTCTACTTTGTTTTCACCAAACAATACATCACCTAAGTGTATAACTGTGTCCTGCGGTTTGACAGTGTTTGCCCAGTTATCTAACATTGTTTGATTCATTTCATCTACGTTAGAAAAAGGTCTGATAGATCTACCACCTTGTGTAAATTCAAGGATCTTACTGTGATTAAAATGTGTATCACTTATTAACCATATATCTTTTGCCATCATATTCTCCTAACTAACTTATATACATTATAACATCGGTAATACCAGATGTCAACCAAAAATTGGAGTGGACGACAGGAATCGAACCTGTATACATGGATTTGCAATCCACTGCGTAACCATTCCGCCACGCCCACAAAGTGGAGGCCTTTCTAGAGGGCACCTCCTATTCCCGCCTGATCTTATATGTAGGGGCTCAGGCCTAACCACGTTTTTACTCGTTCCCTATTTGGCATAGGTGGAGGGAATCGAACCCCCATTAACTGGTTTGGAATCAGTTGTGTTACCATTACACCACACCCATAAAAAAACCCCCGTAAGCATTATAACTCCGGGGGTCTAAAATTCATTGCTGAACAACTGCCTACAAGACACCCCCGGGTGGTTCACAACCACACCATTCATAATTATTTGTATACTTCGTATTCATTGTTCGCTTTCCTTATTAACTTTTTATAGTATATTATCTTTTTGTCGTATTGTCAACCACAAATGCTTTAATTTTGTTAAAATTATTTGTAGTTTGTTCTTTACCTTCTTGCCAACTATTTTTTTGGTATTCTACTATATCTGTCCATTCGCTGATTACCCAGTTATTTATTTTTTCAACAATAACAGGTTTCTTCTTAGGTGTTACTGTTTCATCAGCACTTGCTGTTGTAACAAGAAGTACAAATAATATTGTTATACTTGCTACGATTGTTAATAGTGTCTTAGTTGTCATACATTCCTTTTGTTAGTTTTTGGCCTGCTCGGGAGGACTCGAACCTCCGACCTTTGGTTCCGCAAACCAATGTTCTATCCGGCTGAACTACGAGCAGTTTTTGTTTCATATATAACTTAACTATATATGGTAAAACCTTTTTTGTCAACCAGATTTTTAATCCAATTTAATATGTACAAGTAAGTTCAGCGCCTGGATTAACATGACGTTCAACTTCGTCAATCAAACTCTTTTCATCTGAATCGCTTGGTGCTTGGGGATTTTTATTTTGGGTTACTGTTGGTTTAGCATTACAGTTGTCCAATTTGAATGTGCAAGATATAAGAAATATCGCGATGAATATCAGCAGTGTGTAACGCATGGTTGTATTTATTTGTACTTCGGCCCTAATGCCCAAACTACCATGCTTTTTCTTGTACCTTCTGTAACTGGTAAAACTCTGTGTGGAACTGTTGAACTAAAGATAACCATATCTCCAATTCCGCCTAGTTTTACAATTTCTGTTTTGCGTTCGTTGTGTTCTATACCGCCATCTAATTCAAACTCTCCACCTGTGTATTCGTTTGGATCATTCATTAGTATAGTTGCACTTAATTTTCTTAACTTACCCGGGAAGTCAGTATCATCTCCATAGGGCCAAGGATGGGCATCATAGTGCCAATCGTAGTGTCCCTGCTCATGCCCGTGATATACAGTGTATTGACAATCTTCAAATTGATCAACATGTAAATCCCATTGACATTCTTGATTAGCAGTTACGAACATCTGTTGTAAACGTTCGTATACCCAAGGTTCATTAAAGAACCAAAGATCGCTTTTGCGTATGTCTGCATTTGGAATGCCACTAAATGTTTCTTCATGAGCAGGGTCTTTTGTTTGAAATCCAGTCATACCTCTTTGGTTATGACCTAGTTTAGCCAACCGTTCTATTTCTTTACACTCATCTGGTGTAAAGACTTTTAAGTAAGTTTGAAATAGAATAGGTGAGTTAAGCATTAGAAGTACTTGTTAAGCATTTCAAGTCTATCGTGTGCAGTTGCCATTTTATCTAACTCTTTTTGAACAGTTTCGATAATATCGCTATGCTCTCCGATGCCTACGACTTGTTGCATGTATACTTCAATATTTGCTTTGTGCAGATCAATTTCTGCTTCGGCATGTTTCTTAGCCGCTGAGATCAATATTTCTTTCAACATAAATTCCTTCCTGTGTATTAGCGTTACTTACACTATACTTATTTTAGATTAAGAAGTCAACCTTTTATTTGGCAGTTGGATTAACTTGGAAGAACGTGTCTGTTCCTTGTGTAGGAATAATTGATGGTAGCGATTTTTTAATTGATGCTCCAGTCATTAACTTAACCATGCTTTCGCCTGATGAAGCAGTTATCATTGAACGGTTTCCAACAACTAAACTAGAAGCAGTTCGCCATGCTCCGCCCATATCGTGATGTTCTTTATACCAGTCAAAGTTTGCTTGAACATATGCATTAAGTACTTTGTCTGGATTTACGTTAGGTGTTTGGAAAACACTTGTAATTGTATCTCCGTAAGTTTGGAATCTTTGTTGGAAAATAGCATTACCTAATGCTTGTCTTTCCTGCGTTGACATATCTAAATGATTTACTACTCTTACAAAATCAACTACGTTAATACTTTTTTGTGGCTTGTCTATGGTTCTTAGTTTACTTGTTTTATAACCTTCCATATCTTGTAGTCCACCGCTTTGGTAATCGCTAATGGCTTGTGATACTGTAGGAAACTTTTGTAGTACATCAATAACATCACGTGTACTAACACCACCTTCTCCTAGTCTACCTGAGCCTGTAGGACCTTTTGCTCCACCTATATTTTCTGAGTGTGCAACTTTTAATTCTACTGGTACACCTGATGCAGATCCATCTGGGTTTCTACCAGTTGTTACCATTAAATCACCTGTACCTTGTTGCGTTATATTTTGACTTAGAATAGCAAACGCATGTTCGCCTTTACCTGCTCTTTTTTGACCTAATCCAAATTTGATAAACTCCATAAACATTATTTCGTTTACTTTGTCTCCGTAAAATAAATCATCAAAGTTGTAGTGTCCGTCTTTTAAGAAACAAGCATGATTAACACATTTGTTCTTTTCAAAGTTATCTAAGAACTTGTTCTTTTGTGCAATACTTAAACCGTTAGCACCTGCCATCTTTTCAGATATAAGTTGAATAGTTTTTTCACCATACTCGCCTGCTAACTCTTTACTAATCTTAGGAAAGATTCTGTCAACAACATTTGTTTTGTGTAATAGTGTGTATACACGATCTAATAATTGAACTTGTTCTTCGTCATTAGGATCAAGATCTTTGACTCTATCAAAGATGTCTTGCTTTGCCGTTTCAGGATCGGTATACTCTCGTAAGAATTCTAATGCTCTCATAGCAATATTTATACCTTTTTTGGAAATAACATATCAGTGCAAAATCGTTCTACATCTGCTTCGTTAAGTCCTAATGACTTCATTACTTTAGGTGTATGTGGGTTTTGTTGCTGATTGTGACAGTACCAGTTTTGTCCTTCAAGCACTGTGTCGCGATCACCTGTGTTATTATGATCACCAATGGATTCAAGATATACTTTTAAGTTGTTCTGTGCTAGGTCAATAATAGTGTCTGCTTCGTCCATATCACTTACATTACCTGCCGCAACCATAGAGCCTGAAAATATGTTAGTTGCCCATTCTGGTAATTCACGTTTTTTGCTAGGAACATATTCACTTACAGTATCTTCAAACCATTCTACCATATTATGATTAGCACCTTGCCCATTAGGTCCACCTAGTGGACTATAGTCATGAAATGCACCTGTCATTTTATTTTTACCTGCAATAACATCAAATCCGTATATAGGACCATTGTTATGTAGTTGCGGAAAAATACAAACGTGCATCATCCATAGGCCTTTTGTAGTAGTAGCATCTACGACATCGATATGTGCTCTACGAATGTTATTGTTTTGCCACACACGGTTAATCCAACCGTTGTCAGGTTGATTGAAATAGTCTAATCCATCTTCAGCATATTCTGTTCCATACTCGTCGAACATATCAATAATGTTGAATTTGCAATCATTAAGTTTATTCCAAAGTTCACTCATTGCTTAACTCCTTGAATAGTTCTGTAGCAAATTGAAAGCATTTAATTGCTTCGTCAACGAATAGGTCTTCTTTACCTTCTAGTCTACTACGTACTTCAGCAATAAGTTCTTTTTCTTTGCCATCAAATTTATAGTAGTTTCCGTCACCGGGTACACGTTTAGCAATCATCTGTCCGCCATGTAGATCACCAAAGTGTCTAACATATATATGAGCAAGTAATTGTTCTGGATCATATTCGTGTAGTTTAAACAGATGTTCTTTGTAGTCTACTGCACTGCCTTTTATAGTAAAGTTTCCACCTATTTGATTAAAGTCTTCTTTAATTGCTTCTGCTCTACATATACCTTCAATACCTTTAAGAATGCCTGCATGTCCTGCCCATTCTTCAAGTGCTTGGTATATAAACAATTGATTGTATAGATACTCTGCGTATTGTGATTCTGTAAGTTGTCCTTTGAGAAGTTTACGTGCAAAGTTGCTACGTTCTGCAGATTTATGAAATTCCCAGGTTAGTTCTTTAAGTGTTGCCATATTGATATTTACTCAGAAAAGTTTACATTACCACTAACAGTGATTCTATAATCATCGCTAGTGTAAAAAGGATATACTGTGTGTGGCATTGCACTAGGAAAAATACAAATCTTTCCATTAAATTTTTTGTCTACAGGAATAGGTACTGTACTATGTTCGCCTAGTGTATTTCTAAAGGCAAATTCAAAGTGTCCTGCAAGATTATTGTTGCTTTGTTTTCCTGGACCAGTTGCTAACTCATCATTTATATTATACGGTATATCTAACCATATAACAAAACTAAAAAGTCCTGTGTGATTATGAACAGGATTAAATTCATGTTTCTTTTGAAAGTTAATCCAAAAGTCTTTTAATATAATTTGTGACTGTCTTACTAACTGTGGTTTGTATGCAGGATAGTTATCTTTGTAAAACTTACAAGCATTTAATATAAACGGCTCGCATTGTGTTTTAATATCTGATAAGTCAAATTCGTTTTCAATATTACCTGCAAGATTTTTATTGTAGTCAACACCACTAGTAAAGTTTTGTTTTAAACTATTTGCTTTTTGCCTAAGAATATCTAAAACGTTTGAATCAACGTCAGCAATTACATATCCAATATTGGCAAATTGATAGGCATCCATTATGCAAGATCTACTTTGACCTGAAGTGGATAACCGCTTTCTCTTGCTAGTACGCTTGTTTCTACACCTTTTTGTTCTGCAATTTCATATGTGTAGATTCCTGCAACACCTTGTCCATTTTGATGGATCTGTTGCATTATTGCTTCTGCTCTATCTATATTATGTTTAAAGATTTCCTTTAGTACTTGTACAACAAAGTCCATAGGAGTTACATTGTCATTAAAAAATGTAACCTTGTACATGCCAGGTTCTTTAATAGCAGATATTTGTTTTTCTTTTGTTACTGTATCTGTATGAGTTGTCATAATAGTTACCTTTAACCCTTTTTAATATTTATAGTATATAATACACTAGATTAATTAATAATGCAAGAAGGGAGAGTGCCAAAACACTCCCCCTATATTGCTGTGTATTACTTAGGACTATTAATTTTAATAGTCTTTGGCTTTAGTGCTTCTGGTACTTCACGTACTAAATGCACATTCAGCATACCTAGTTCAAGATTAGCATCTGCTACTTTAACATGGTCAGCGAGTGTAAACTCTCTACGGAAGTTGCGTCCGCCAATACCCTTGTGTAGGTAGTTGACATCTTCATCTCCTTTTGGAGCAGTTCCTTCGATTTTCAATTGATCACCATCTGTGGTAATTGAAAGGTTGTCCATACCAAAGCCTGCAACTGCTAATGAGATCATATACTCATCATCGTTGATTTGTGCTATATTGTATGGGGGATACCCGTTTCCGTTTGGACTATTTGCGAACTGTCTTTCCATTTCGTTAAACAGTCTATCAAAGCCAATTGTGGCTCTTTGGAAGTTAGGTAGGTCTAGAGTTGTTAGTCTTGTCATATTATTTCTCCTTTATTAAGCAAGATTAATTGTTGTACCCTTTCGGCGTACATTTTTATTTATAACAGTTTTATCTGTTACATATATTATATAAGCATTAATAGTAAAAAGTCAAGTCTTTTTGGAAATATTTTTAGATCAAACAAGCATGATAAATAATATACGTACATAATAGGATATAACATGGATACAAACAAAAGATTAGATTTGTTAGAGAAAAAGATCGATTTGATTATGGATACGCTGAATATTACTTTGGAAAGCAAACCAGTAGCAACAGCATCTATACCAGTTATTGATGATTCAAATGTTAGACTTGAGATTCAAAAACTTAAGAACGAAATTAAAGTTCTTAAAATTAGGTTTAGAAAGTTACCTATGCAAAGTCCTCTAAGACAGGAAATGCTAGACAACATTGAAAAGTTAATGCAACATCAAGCAGACTTAGAAACAGAACTAAATGCAACACATTGATAAATTTGAACAGGCGATACTAAACCTTAAAGAAGAGGGCAGGTATCGTGTGTTCAACGATATTCTAAGAGAGTGTGGGGATTTCCCTAAAGCAATCTGGTATTCAAAGTATGCTGTTACAAAAATTGTTAATTGGTGTTCTAACGATTACTTAGGTATGGGTCAACATCAATTTGTTTTAGATGCAATGAAAACTGCACTCGAAACAGCAGGTGCAGGTAGTGGTGGTACTAGAAATATTAGTGGTACAACTCATTATCATGTTGCACTTGAACTAGAACTAGCACGTTTACACAACAAAGAATCAGCACTATTATTCACTAGTGCCTTTAATGCAAACGAAACTACAATAGAAACTATTGCAAAAATTATTCCAGACATTACATTTATTAGTGACAGCAACAATCATAGTTCATTAATACAAGGAATAAGACACAGTGGTGCTAAAAAAGTTATTTGGACACACAATGACTTAAAAGAATTAGAATTAAAACTAAAACAGATTACAGGACCTAAAATGGTTGTGTTTGAATCTGTTTACAGTATGGACGGCGACATAGCACCAGTAGGTGATGTTGTTAAACTATGTAAAAAGTACAACGCAATAAGTTACATAGATGAAGTACATGCTGTAGGATTATATGGACCAAACGGTGGAGGCGTGTGCGAAGAAAGAAATGTACAGCCTGATATAATCAATGGTACTCTAGCCAAAGCATATGGAGTACAAGGCGGATATATTGCCGCCGACAAAACATTTATAGATGCAATACGAAGTTACGCACCTGCATTTATATTTACAACATCAATGAGTCCTGTTTTATGTGCAGGTGCATTAGCATCAGTAAAGTATGTAAAAGAACATAAAGAACTTAGAATGATGTTGCAAGTAAAGTCGGAAGAACTAAAACGAAAGTTTATAGACAAAGGTATTCCGATACTTGAAAACAATAGCCATATTGTTCCAGTTATGATTAAAGACCCTGTAAAGTGTAAACAAATATCAGACGATTTATTATACAAAGACGGAATATATGTGCAACCAATAAATTATCCTACTGTTGAAAAAGGCACAGAACGTTTAAGGTTTTGTCCTGGCCCTAATCACTCATCAGGAATGATGGATGAACTTGTGGATAAATTACTTACAGTGTTAGAAAGGCACAAAATAATATGAATAAAATAAAAAAATATATGTATCAAGCAATTGGTTTTCTATGTGTTGGTCTAGCCTATGTCGGAGTAGTAACACCTGGAATACCTTTTTCAATCTTCCTTGTAATTGCCGCATGGGCATTTGCAAAGAGTTCACCAAAAATGGAAAAATGGTTATACAACCATCCGTGGTTTGGTAAGTTTTTAACTAACTGGAATAAGAAAAGAGTATTTCCTACAAAAGGAAAATACTTAATGGCCGCTATGATGGCTTCTACCTTAGCAATTACATTCTTTGCAACTGGTAACATTAAAGCAGTATTATGGAGCGGAGGCTTTATGGTATTAGTAGGTATTTGGGCTTGGAGATATCCAGGTTCAGTTGAAGAACACCAGCGTAGAATAGATGCAGGCGAAAAAGTAGCATGGCTGAAATAGATTATACAGATACAGATGGTTTGCAAGTGCTATGGCATTTGCTGACCACTGAGCCATTCTTTTGGGTAATACTTTCCATTGGTTTCGTAGCAATACTCTTAAGTTGGTGGAGCGAAAAACTACAAGACAAAGACGATGAGCATATTGTCCAGTACTATGATGACAACCATCATATTAATCGTTAAGGAAATATAAATTGATAGATGTACAATTAACTAAAAAACCAATAGTATTAGATCCATTTTTACCAGAAGAATGGTTACACATACGTATTAAGAAAGAAATTCTTCATCAAGGGTTTCCGTGGCACTATCCAGGCATTTCAGTTATTGATGATCCAGACCCTTATGCAAGATGTTTTGCTACACAATTCTATGATAAACCTACAGGGGACGACAAATGGTACCTAGCACCAAGTCTTACTCATGCATTTGATAGTTTTGCATATCACAATGAAAGTTGGTTACAAATTGAGCATATAATGAGATGCAGAGCAAACATGTATGCTCCTGGACAAGTAACAAGTCCACATATTGATAACGAAAATGAAAATCGTTGGAGTTTGTTATACTATCTAAATGATGCTGACGGTGGTACAGTTATTGATGGAACTGAATATCATCATAAAGAAAATACTGCGGTATTTTTTGATGCAAGATTAAATCACTATCCAATTAAGTCTACAACGCCCAGCCGAGTCAGTGTAAACTGGATCATGGCCGGACGTTATAAACAAGACACTGTTAAACTTTAAAATTTAAATCCTAAACTAGTACCAAACAGCATATCTGTTTTATTAAAGTTCTTATCACTATCTCGTTGCACGAACATATTAAGTTGTGCTTTTGTACCTAGTGGAAACTTATAGCCTAGTTTAGTTTGATATTCATCTATACTTAAATCATTACTGTAACCACTACCTAGTCTAAGCATTGGATTAACTTCTAAGTACATACCTTTTACTCTTAACCCTATTGCAGATCTTACTCTCCAATAGTCGTTGCGTGTACCTTCGTAGTAACGATATTCAACTCGAGGCTTTATGTAAACTAAACCGTTATCATATAGTTTATAGTCTATACGTGGACGATGTTCAGTTTTGCTTCCGTTTTCATCATACCTATATGCAAACTTCCATTTGCCTACATACTTTTCTATTTGTATATGAGAACGCTCACTACTAGTATATTGTCTTGTTTCTATACCATAGTTTGAGTTTTGTATTTTTAGTGTGAATTGATTGCTATCGAAATCATCCGCCCATGCTAACATAGGGAAACATAAAATTAATGTTGTGAGAATTTTTTTCATTTGATTGATCGGGCGAAATTATTAGCCTCGCCCGATACCTAAGTTTTTAAATTATTAGTGTAAGTGCACCTGCACCTAAGAGTAATGCTATCCATGCACCTAGTGCATTTAAGTATCTCTTCCAAGGTGTGCCAAAGTATAGTTTACCAATTGCCATGCATTTGTGCATAGGTGATATTAAGTATCCTGCGTAATCTAATGCAAAGAACCATACAAAATATTCAACTCCGTATACTAAAGATAGTATAGTAGTAATAGCGGCAAATCTGCTACTTGAACCAAACAAGAATGCTGATCCAAATGCTAACGCACTTATGATACTAAATCCTGTTATTGTATTAATATCAAATGCAGTATTTTCAAGATATGCTTTGATGTCATTAGTATTCTCTCTAGTAAAGTTTGCAACTACAATGATAACTGCTACCCAAGCAAGTAACTTAAAATCTACAAAGCCTAGTAACTTTTTATAATCCCATGTTAACGTGAGAATCATATAGTAAAATAGTAATGCACCAAACACTAACCACGGGTCTAACCCTCCAATTGGTTTAAGTGCTAGAACAATAGCAACTAAAAACGGAAACACATTTCTAATAACGTTTGATACTTTAAAATGTTTATTCTGTGTGTTAAGTTCGATGTCATCTTCTTTTACAAAGAAGGTAATATATGTAAACACTACTCCTAGTGATACAATTAATAGAGGCAGTAGTTTGAACACAACTGCTCCGTATCCAATACTAAATGCGGCCATAGGAATAAGAATAGTCTTTTCCAATGGTGACCAAACATAGTAGTGGTGAGTTGATAGATAGTCGATAATGCCAAACTTCTCTCGTCCTGGTGATCCTTTCGGAGGAGCGAGGGTGTCTAACATACCAGCCGAAACTGTTACTCGACCTGATATGGGAAGTATACCAGTAAACGCACTCATTAGTGCAACAATTACACGTTTTGATTTAAACACTTTTTGTATGTAGGCATAAGCACCTGCAAACAAATTATGTTCTTTTATCAAACCCGCAATCATCATAATGAACGCAATAAACAGTAGGTATTCTTGCCCCTTGTACAGCAAGTTTATATTTTCCAAGGTAATTTCTCCTGTTGTTTAATGCTTCGATGTAATCTTAGCGGTCGTTAAAAACTGTTAGAAACACCATGCCTCTAACAGTTCTATTTAAGTTAATGCTAATTGTGTGATACTTACTCTGGAGTTGATGCAGTCTGTAAGTAAGTCATCATATTTTCTGGAGTTGTTTCAATATATGGATCAGCATCTGAACCGTCATTGTTAATGCCTGGCTCTTGCCACCATTGTTCTACAACGCCGTCATTAATAACAGCCATGTATCTCCAACTTCTATTTCCGAAGCCTCTATGATTCTTACCAATAAGCATACCCATGTAACGTGTAAAGTTTCCACTACCATCTGGAATAACTTTTACATTATTAACTTTAAGTATCTCAGCCCATGCATTCATTACAAATGTATCATTAACTGAACAACAATATACTTCATCAATACCTAATGATTTAATAGTATTATAATTTTCTTCAAAACTTGGTAATTGTGTTGATGTACATGTTGGTGTAAACGCACCTGGTAAACTAAACAACACAACACGTCTACCTTTGAAGTAGTCATCTGTTGTCATTGTTGTCCACATACCTTCATCAAAACTGCAACCGTCATCTAAGAC